GAACTATGGATAACCCAGAGGTGTTCAAAGGAGAACGTCTATCATTAATGATATTTGAAGAAGCGGGAGAGTTTAAGCATTTAAAAAACGCATACATGTCATCTAAAGCTTGTTTTATGGATGGTAACGTACAATTTGGAGTTCCTATAATTGGAGGTACTGGAGGTGACATATCAAAAGCTTCTAAAGACTTTATGGATATGTATTACAGTAACGACGCTTACAATCTTATACCTATGTTTATACCCGCGTCAAAAGCTTACTATGGATTTTTTGATATTGAAACAGGAGTGGAAGATGTTCAAGGAGCGAAAGAAGAATTAACAACAGAAAGAGAAACGATAAGAAAATCTGGAGATAATGAAGCGTATAACTTACATATACAAAATTATCCTTTAACTATAGAGGAAGCTTTCTTAAATACTAAAGAAAGTAGATTTGATATTGCTTTATTAAACGCTCAAAGAAGTAGAATATTATCAAGTAAAGATTATAAGAATCAAATACAGTGCGGATACTTAGATTGGGTACTGGGTGAAGAACATGATTTAAAGGTTTCTTGGAGGCCTCATCCTGCTGGACCGTACAAAATTTTATCACATCCAATGCCAGAATATAACGGAATTGATATAGGAGGAGTGGATTCTTACGACCAAGATGAAGCTGGAGCGTCAGAATCTTTGGGAAGTGCAATAATTTATCGTAGATTTGCAAATACAGATATAGCTAGTGATTATGTCGTAGCGGAATATACTGATAGACCTAAGAAAAAGGAAGATTTTTGGGATGGATGTTTAAAATTAGCTGTATACTACAACTCAAAGATGTTGGTAGAATATACAAAGATAGGTATTTTAGATTATTTCAAGCGTATGAATGCTTTAAAATATTTGAAAGAAAAACCAGAATCTGCTCATAATCCAGGTTCTAAAACTAGGAATCAATATGGTGTTCACATGAATAAGCAAGTAAAAGCTTTATTAGAAGACCTTATTGATGATTATATTAGGGAGCATGTAAAAGATATATGGTTTATGGATTTAATAGATGAATTAGCTAATTATGGTTTAAGAAATACTGACCGAGCTATGGCTTTTGGTATTTGTTTAATTCATAACATAGATAATTATAGAATGAGAGTACAAGAAAAACAAGATGTATTAGATATAGGATTAAAATATTATAAACGTGGCATAAACGGCACACCAATAAAAATAAATTAAAATGGCAAATTATACTCACTTTCCATCAATGATGGTATCTGAAAAAGAAAAAAACGAAGAATGGTGCGAGCAGGTACTTAAATCAATCGTTGGATATATGACTTATGGAGAAAGCCCGTATGAAGATAGTAGAACAAGGGACATAGCTAATTACGGAATATATAATGGACAGATAAATCAAGATGATTATATATATATTACAGAACAATATGGATTAACATATCCTGCAAGATTAGTTAATTATCCTATTATTACTCCAAAAATTGATTTGTTAGTAGGTGAAGATTTAAAAAGACCAGTAGACATGAAAGTCTCTACTATAAATAAAGAAGCTGTTATAAGAAAATTAGACCATAAAATATCCATACAAATGAAATCTTTGTTAGAGAATATTCATTCAGACTTTGAAGAGACTTATGGAGCTCCTATAACTGATGAGGGGCAAGGAATGCCTGTGCCAGATGATATTGATAGATACATGAAGTATAACTACAGGGAAATGGTAGAAGAAACCGCTCAAGACGGATTAGAGTATGTAATGAATAGACACAACTTAAAAGATTCTTTCAAAGAAGGTTTTAGAGATTTATTAGTGACAGGAAAAGAGTTTTATAAAATAGATATAATAGATGGAGACCCGCACGCTCGTAGAGTGGACCCAAGGTCTATAATATATGATGCAAGTGTACATTCTGACTATTTAGATGACGCTTCGTGGGTTGGAGAAGAAAGATGGTTGTCAGTAAACGAAATTGCAGACGAATATAAAGAATATCTTACAAAAGACGATTTATTGAAATTAGATGAAATGAGATATTTATACGGGCAAGATTTAGATGATTATAACAGTCAGTTTACATGGATAGATAGTTCAAGAGGTAAAGAAAATCGTATACGTATAGTATCTGCAGAGTGGAAGTCTTTAAGAGCTATTAAATTTAAAGTATCAGAAAATAAATATGACCCAGATAGACCATTTAGAAAAATGGTAAAAGATACATACAGAAAAAGAAAAGGAGAAGAAATAGAAATAAAGTGGGTAGACGATATTTGGGAAGCTACTAAAATAGGTGGAAAAATATTAGTTAAATGTAAAAGAAGAGATAATCAAGTTAGGTCTGTAGATAATCCTGGAAAAACTCCATTATCTTATGTTGGATGTATATATGGTAATACAACGGGAAAGGTTACGTCTATGGTTGATTTATTGCACAATACACAAATGCTGTATAATATTGTAATATATCAAATTGAACTAGCTATGGCTCGTTCTGGAGGTAAGGCTGTAGTATATGATACATCACAAATACCAACAAATGTAGGAATGGATATGCAAACTGTATTATATCATTTAAAAACTGATGGTATTATACCAATTAACTCAAAAGACGAGGGAGGACAGATGAGTAGTTTTAATCAGTTCCAACAAGTTGATTTTACATTATCGCAATCTGTACAACAACTAATTAATCTTAAGATTATGTTAGAAGATATGGCTGGTCAGATATCTGGAGTGACAAGACAAAGAGAAGGAGCGGTAGACCAGTATGAATATGTAGGTAACGTACAGAGAAGTGTGGTACAATCTTCAACAATTACAGAATCTTGGTTTTATTCACATAACGAAGTAAAACAAAGAGTATTAGAAAGACTTTGTAACATAATGAAAATAGCTTGGGCTGGAGGTAAAAAAGCAGCTATGATATTAGGAGACGGAGCTTATAAGTTTTTAAACGTAATGCCTGATGTTGCTTTACAAGATTTTGGTGTATATGTTGGAGATAGTGGTAAGGATGACGCTATGAAACAAGTAGTACAAGGATTAGCTCAATCTGCTTTACAATCAGGAAGTATAGATTTACTAAATATACTTAAGGTGTTAAAAGCTGATACAATGACAGAAGCAGAAAAAGTACTTGAACAAGGAATGGAACAAATGAAGCAACAAGCAGCTGAACAACAACAACAAGCTATGCAACAAATGCAAATGCAACAAGAAGCTGAAAAAGCTAAATTTGAAGAGGAAGCTCAACTTAAGCAAATGGATAATGAAGCTAAAATACAAGTTGCAGAAATACAAGCTGAATCTAGATTACAAGTTGCTAAAATACAATCAGAAGATAAGAGAGATATACATGACGCCTCTGAAGAAGCTGAGTTTGCAAAAAAATTAGCAGATTATGAGCTAAATAAAGAAGGTCCTTCTCCAAAAGATAAAAATTCTTTTTCTAGAGAAGAATCTTCATCAACAGAGGATAAAGTTAGAGCAAAAGACAAGATAACAAAATAATTCGTATATTTGCAAAATAGGGAACAATAAAAATAAATAATATGTCAGAAGAAAAATCAAGTTTAGTAGAAGAGACAATAGCAGAGTCTCCTGCTAAAGAAGAAAACAATTTAAACGATTTTAATCCATTAGCATTTGCTGGTGACGGTGAAGTAGCTGGAACATCTACAGAAGAAAAATTAGAAACAGAAGTAGATGATGAAGGTGAACCTGTAACTGATGAAGATGGATGGAAATGGGAAAAGAAAGAAGAAGAATTAAAAGAAGAAGAACCACAAGAAGAATATGAGTGGGAAGCTACATCTGAATCAACGTCAGAAGAAAATTTAGATTGGGATAAAGTAGCTAAAGAATTAGGAATAGAAGGAGCGTCAAAAGAAGAAATAAGACAAACCTTAAAAGCTTTTGGTAAAAAAGAAGATTCAACACCAGAAGAAATTAATAGTCCAGAAATAGATACATTAGAAAATTATCTATCATATTCAAATAAAGAATTAGTTATAGAAGAGTTAAAAGCTGACGGATTATCACAATCTGAAATAGATGATACAGTAGATAAAATGCTTAGAAATGGTTTAATTACTATAAAAGGTAGAGAGATAAAAAGAACTATTAAAAAAGCAATTGAAGCACAAAAACTACAACTGTCAAAAAATATGACAGAAACAAAAGCTGCGCAGGAAGCTAAAATAAGTGAAGCAAGAAAAGGATTGCAAACTCACTTAAAAGATATGGAAAGATTCATGGGAGGTAAGGTTACAAAAAAACAGAAAGAAGAGGTTTATAGATTTGCTACTAAAGATATGGCAAAAGAAATTTGGGCAAGTCATGCCAATGTTGCAGACGTGGCTATGTTTCTGCTATATAAAGACCAAATCAAAGACATTCTTCGTTCTCAAGGTCGTAACGAAGGTAGTAAGAGTCTAATGGACAAAATACAATCGCCAAGCCTTAATAGTGGGAAAAACCGAAACCCTTATCAACCTAAGGGCAAAGGATTTGACCCATCAGCGTTCATGAGCGAGTAGACAAAAAGTAAGACAAAGTCTGCGATAGTTGAAAGTTAATTGAGCAATAAATAAAATGTTTAATTAATAAATTTAAAAAAAATGGCAAAAGTTTATACAGGTACCTACGGAAGTGGTACTACTGCTGAGAATGCTTTGAATACAGCCTTAATGCAATACCCAGAGATTGCAAGGACTCTAATTCAACAGTATCCTCGTTATGCTGCGACTTATCTTTTAGAAAGAACAGGTCGTTTCGCACAAGAGAAAGTCTTAGGTGACAACTCTTTTGAATGGAAAGTGATGGGAAGATACAATGCTCCATCATATTCTACTGGTTATGTTAAAGGTGTATCTGCTGATACTGCTTGGACTAATTCACCAACTGCTTCATCTGGAGCTTGGACAGCAGCTGACGCTGTAAATGATACGTTTGAAATTCTTATTGATGGAACTGCTTCAAGTAGAACTCCAGACTTCCTAAACAAATGGGATATGGTAAGATTTCAGTCAGGAGCTACTGCAATTGTAATTGAGGACCCAAGAGCTAATGATTCAGGTCAAGGAGCTTCTGGTGATAGAATTGTAAAATTTGAAACAGTAGATGGAGCTAATAATGCTGTACAAACATCAGATGTATCTGATGAAGCTATTATTGCTTCTATTGGTTCTGCGTTCCCTAATGGTTCTGACGGAGCTGATGTTGGTGAGAATTGGGTTTATCCTTCTACTCATACTAACTGGTTAACTACAATGAGAAAGAAGTGTACAGTTACTGGTAAAGATTTAACTGACGTTACTTGGATTGAAAATAATGGTTCAAGACTTTGGTACTTTACAAGAGAACAACAAATGATGGACGAGTTTATGTACCAACAAGAATTACAAAGATGGTATGGTAGAAAGTCTGTAACAGATACTACGGTTCAAAGACCAGGAGCTTACAGTTCATCTATACTTGGTACTTCAGGTACTATGGGGTCTTCTGTAATTTCAGGAGACGGTTTATTAGCTCAAATTGATTCTTCTAACCAAGCTTCATATTCAATGGGGTCTTTAACTGAAGATATTATTACTGAGTTTATCGCTAAATTATCATTAAACGCAACTGCTGCTGAAGGTAATGAGTGGGTTGTATTTACTGGTACTGAAGGTAGATTAGCATTCCACAGAGCTATGAAAGACCTTATTGTTGCTCCTGCTGGTGCAATGACTGGTGGTTCTATGGCTGGTGTAAATGGTGATGTTCATTTAGGAGCAAACTTTGCTTCATATAGTGCTTTAGGTAACAAAATTACTGTTGCTCATTGTCCTGTATTTGATGACCCTAACTTACACTCTACTGCTGGTGGAACTAATTCGTTTGGTGACAACAGACTTAAAGAATCTGCTAAGATGGTGTTTATGGACTTCGGAAAAACTTCTGGTGTTTCTAACGTAGAGTTAGTTACTAAAGGAGCTGAAGGAGTAAACAGAAGCATGATTAAAAAGTATGTAGCTGGAATGGTAAACCCTTATGACCAAAAAGCAATGTTAGCTGCTAACGCTGATGACAAGTTTGAATGCCACGTGCTTTCAGAAACTGGAATCGTTGTTAGAAACCCATTGTCTTGTGGTATCTTAAGTGTTTCGTAATAATTAACTTAATTGTCTACACAGGGGGATTAACCTCCCCCTCTCTAGACTTAACTTAAAAAAACAAAAAAAATGAGAGGATATATTAAATTTCAAGACGTTGCTTCTAGTGCAAACGTAGCAAACACTTTCTATTATGTGAAAGCTAATACAATAGAGTACACTTTAACTACTGCTACAACTGTTGTATTTCACGTATTAGGAGTTGGTGCTAACGCTGCTTTAGATACAGTGACTATAACATGCGCTAGTGGATATTCTGAAGCTTTAGCAAATCAGATTATCAAACAAGCTGCATCACTACGAGCTGGACAAATAATGACTGTAGATGTAAATACTGGAAAATCTGGTACTCTTATCTCAGACATTTCTCCTGCTGTAGTATAATAATTAATTGGTATACCTAGAACACTTTGCTTAGCTAGGATACTTTAGTAAATAACTTGGTAGAGGGGGGTTAAAAATAAAAAGCCCCCCAATACTACAAAAACAATAAAAAAATGGCAATAAAATTTGATTTTAACAGATTAAGAACAGCTATCTTAGGTTTTGTAAAAACTACAGATGCTGCTGGAAGCGACGTAAAACACCTTCCAAAATTACAATACTGTCCACCAACAATGAGAATTGCGGGTACAGATGCAACTACAGTATTATTAGACGATGACTTTGGAAAAGTAATTTTCTTAACTCAATCAGGAAGTTCTGATTCAGCTATTACTTTACCACCACCAACAGAAGGAGGCCACTTAACTATGATAGTAGCGGCAACTCCATCAGGTTCTGGTGATATAGTTATTAGCTCTCCTACTGCTGATACAATAGTAGCGATGGGTTCGGCTGATGCTGGAGCTGACGGTCCTAGTAATTTATTAGCTGACACTGTAACTGTAGAAGCGGCCTCAATAGGAGGAGAAAGAATTGAATGGATAGCTGATGGTACGTACTGGTTTTGCTATGTACACCAAAACGCTGTAGATTCTATTACTTTTGCAGGATAATATGTAATATAAATTTGAGTTTCGGGGGGATTTATTCCCCCCAAAATTCTTAACTTTGTAAAACTATGGGAAACTTTATGGACTTTTTAAATAACTTAAATCCAGGCCACACAGACAGGGCAGCTAAGAAATATGAAAAAAGTAAAAAGAATAGATTTAATATTGGCGGTAAATCAGGATTAAAATGGAAAACAACATCTGCTAATAAAACATGGATAGAAGGAGACAAACTAATAAAGGAAAAAACGGGTAAAACTATACCCAAATATTAAAGGGAGTATTAATTAAAATAAAAAAAAATGAGACACATAGTGTTAATTAAATCAAAAAATCCAGACAAATTCAACTACTGTAAATTCGGAACTTATACAGACAAGGAAGGAAGAATTAAAGAACTGGTAGACATTAATGGAAGGGCAATAACTGGTTACGAAATGTTCAATGCTGTTGTATCTTTAGATATTAACAGAGAGTATGACAAAAGATTATATGACTTTTTAAAAGACCATCCGTTAATAAAAGGAAAATTTACTATTGAAGATGTTTCTAGTAAAGAACAAAAAAAGGCTGAAAACTCTTTAAAGAGCGCTCAAGCAATAACGACAGCGTCAGGATTAACGGAGTCAGATATGAGAGACTTAGCTTTACTTATGGGGATAGATGCTAATTTAGAAGAAATGTTATTAAAAGCAAGAATTATTCAATTTGCTAATGACAATCCAGATACATTTTTATCACATCTAAATGACATAGATAAAGAACATAGAGTATTTTTAAAGAAAGCTTTAGACAAGAATATTTTGACTAAAGTAAATGGTGTATGGAAACACAATACTTTAAATATAGGACTTACTGATGACCAAGCAATAGTGTGGTTAAAAGATAATGGAGATACTTATGCTTTATTAAAATATCAAGTTAGAACTGGTAAAACAGAAGAACCAAAAGAAGAAGTGGTATTAGAAAAAGTAGAAGAACATCCAATGAGAGCAGGTACAGCAATATCAGAAATAGAAAAAGAAATTGATAATTTAAAAGCTAGTAAATAATGACGATAGCCGACGCATATGATTATTTAGATTTAATGTTAGATAAAGCTGACCAACCTTTTTATACAAATAATGAAAAGGATATATTTATTAATTTATCAATAACTGAATTTTTAAACGAAAGATATGCGTTAATGAGAGCTAATCAAGACTATTCTGAAATGACTGGAGCTAGAGAAAGTGCAAGTGAAACTTCATCAAATGTTACTGTAGCGGCAAACTATTGTGAATTTAATACATCTTATCATCATTTAACATACGCTAATGTGAATGGGGTTGAATGTAGGATAGTTTCAGATGACGAATTAGCTGCTTTAAGAACTAGTAATAATCCGTTTAAAGAGGTTAATGCGTTTAATCCAATATGTGCTACTACAACAACGGTGGCTGGTGACACAAGACTTTATTTTCATTTTAGTCCAGCAGGAGGAGTTACCCCTGATTTTACTTCTGGCGACACTTTTGGGTTAAGGTATTTAAAACATCTTAACGTATCGGATTGGGATGATATACCAGAACAGTATCAACATGATATTTTAAATGTAGTTGTTAGAAAAATGACAGCTAATATAGAAAGTACTAATTATACTGTACAGGCGCACGAGGCACAACAATAGTTATATAACTTCAAAATTTTGCTCCCTGTGCAAAGGAAATAGGTCTAAACATTAATTTGTGAGGGCCTATTTCTGTTTTCTGGTATAAAATTTGTAATTTTGTAAATAATATAAAAATATGGCAACATTAAACGAAATAGCGTATAATATAAAAGAGTTATTGTCTGGAGGTGATGAAACTATAGAAAGCAGTATAAGTACTAGACAAATAAAACATTGGATACATTACCATAGAGCAAAAATTATAGAAGATAAAATAAGAAATAATTATCCTATAGACAGAAGGTATATACAACCTTTATGTTCAAAAATATTACCATATGATGACGAAAATGATTTATTAGGTAATACATCTAGTTATACTAGCTCTATAAAACACTCAGAAAGTTTTGGATGGTCTAATAATGATTATAATGGAACAGATTACCACGAAGGTACAGAGTTTAATAGATACTCAGTTACCGTAACTCTACCACATACATTAAATATAGGTCTGAATGACGGTTTAACTGATATTAGATTAAGAAAAAGAGTCAGTAACGCTGACAGCAGTTCCGTGGGAAGATGGATGGGATGGAATAAATTATCGTTAAAATCTAAAGATAATGCTTCTTTTGATTGGGCAAATAAGTTTACCAAGACAAATAAACCCTACGCTATAGCTTACAACAATATGAAAGTATCAAGTGACGTCTCAAACGGTAATGAAGAAATGGCTCTAGAAATTTGTGGATTAAGGCATCAGTGTATAGAAAATGATGAAATACCTTCTGGAACAGCAAAAAGATATTACCAATACTGGATAGATGTATGGGGGATAATAACAGACCCAACAAAAGCTCGGAGATTTGCTGATTATGTTAGTGGTAAAACTAAATATGAAGAATTTAATGATGGTATAAGTCATTACCCAATAACTGAAGAAGATTTACCGTTATTAATAAGTAGGGTAGCGGAAGTTGAAATGACGTTATTATTAAAAACTCCTATAGATTTAGTAGAAGACAATGTAGATACAACAAAAATTAGATTAGGTCAACAACAACAACAGTAATAATGAGTAGTAAATATAAACATAAGTATACACAAGTAAAAGAAATATACAATAATGTAAAAAATAATTTACAGAAAAAAATAAACTATAGTACATTTTATAAAATAGTAAAAAGATATTTTGAGATACTTATAAGAGATTTGGTAATAAGAGAAGAAAAAATACATTTACCAAATAATATGGGATATGTATATTTAGACAAAAGAGAGCATAGAAGAGCTTTCCACGTTAGAGTAGACCAAAAAGCTAGTAAAGAAACAGGAGAGTTAGTAAAATATAAGGTTCCAATACTTGATGATTTTTATCATAAACTAGTATGGGTAAGACCTAAGAAATATAAAAATTGTAAAATTATGCCATTAGGTATATATAAAAGAGTAATTAATAACATAAAATAAATAATATGGCGGATACTGATATTAACGCAGGCACCCTTACGGTAACAATAACAGAAGCTTTAGCAGTTGGACACGATGTAACAGCAGACGAAAGAGATTTTGCGCAAACAATGACACATACATTTCTTAGTATAGCTAACGTATCAAAACGTATTTTAAAATTAGCTAATACCAATTTAACAAAAGTTGCCACATTTGGTTCTGCAGAATCTGTGGGTACATTTAAAAGAACAGATGTAAGATATATTAGGGTGACTAATTTAGACGGGACAGACGTTTTACAAGTAGGGTTAGATGATGAGGATTCTGACGCTGCATATACGTCATTAGCTCCAGCTACAAGTATTATATATACAGGAACTACAGTAGAAGGTGGTAATGGAGGAACAACATTAGATAACGCTACGTCGTTAAAAGTAAAAGGAGTCGCGGGTCATCAAGTAGAAGTATTTATAGCGTCAGTATAAAATTATGTATACACATATAGAAAGAATATATAACACAGTATCTCGTAATCTTGGATTAAAAGATTATAGTTCTCATATAAACAGTTGGGTGGAATGGGCTTTTGAAGCAGAACTGTTAATAGGTAGTAGAGATACTTTTGAAGAGGTTGAATCTACATATTCATCAACAGGAGCTGCTGCAAGTGGAACTATAACATTTACAGCAAATCCTACATATGGAGATAGTATTACTTTAAATGGAGTTACATTGTATTTTAGAGATGATAGTAATTCCACATCGTTGAATCAAGATAGCTCTGCAAATTCTATAAATATTAAATCATCATTAGCTTTAACATTAGACGAATTAATATTAGAATTAAATGGAGGTAGTAGTAGTGCAAATAACTCTCCAGGATTATTTTTTGCTGATAAATTAGAAGGATACACTTATACAGAAGATGGAACAACTTTAACTATTACTGCAAATGAGGTAGGATTACATGGTAATAAATACACTATATCTTCAAATAAAGTAAATGCAAAGTGTAGTGGGTCTTACTTAACAGGAGGTAAAGGTATATTTTCTAATCAACAATTAAGGTTACCAGATAATATAGTAAAATTACTAGGAGTTAGAGTAGGTACAGGAGACTCTTCTTACCAACATAAAGAATTGTTTAAACCTACAGCTGTGCATAAAGGTAGGGTAGGAAAAAGTGCAAACGATTCAGAACAAAAAGCTTTAAGATATTACGTAAGAGGTAATAGGTTAAATTTACAACATGACGAGATAACAGAATTAACAATAGTGTATTCTTCGTATCCTACAGACGCTAATGGATATCCTATGATAAGAGAAAGTCACGCTACAGCAGTAGCTCAATATATAATGTGGCAACATAAAAATATAGAATTTATAAATGGAAAATTATCTATGTATGTTATAAAGGAATTAGAAAAAAGATGGTATTTTTTATGCGGTAAAGCTAGAGGGGATGATAATATGCCTACAGCAGAAGAATTAAAACAAATAGGAAGAATTTGGAATACACTGGTTCCTTTAAAGAATAATAAAGGATTAATAGACTTATAGAATGGCTAAAAATCAACCAAAACAACAATCCAATAAAGCTATTTCACAGGTTCAAGGATTTACTGGGGGTATGTTTACAGACCCAGACCCTAGGTATCAAATCAAAGGAAGCTATAGGGACGCTTTAAATATAAGATTAATAAACGATGGGGGAGATTCATTTACAGTAGAAAATATATTAGGAAATAAAAAAATATTTAATTTAGATGAAATAATACAGCAAGAAGAAACTGGAGCTGCTGGTGATAATACAGGAATATTAGGAACAAGAACATCTACTACTGGAGGAGACACAGTTGCTTTTGAAAAATTTTCTGAAATATATATAGACCCAAAGGCAACAGACGCTAATAAAAATGAAGTAGGAGATTTTTTTCCTAGTCCAAATAATCAAATGACAGGTAATACAGGAAGCGGTATTAATCCATTTAGCGGTAGCTTATTAGCTCAAGCTGCTACACCTGTAACTCATGACGCAAGTATAGTGGGTCATTATTCATATAATAATAATGTAATATTTATAATAGTAAAACCAGACCTTGTATTTAGTACAAGAACACAAACTATATTTTTAGATGTTTTGTTTGATAAAGATTTAAATGTAGAAAGAATATATGATTTACATGTATCGTATGATTATTTAAATAGGTATCCTGATTTAAATATGGATTTAGATGTTCCAGTAAGGGTAGAAGGAATAGTAGAAAATGAATGTATTTCAAGAATATTTTGGACGGACAATAAAAATCCATTAAGGTCTATAAATTTAGGTCAACCAGGTAAAAATAGATTATCTCCTGACGTATTAGACTTAACACCTTTACATTCTCCCTCACAAGCTGTGGTTACTAAAACAATATCTGGTAGTTTACCAGTGGGTCAATTACAATATTGTTATAAGTATGTTTCTTCAAATGGAGGAGAATCAGTAATGAGTCCTTTTAGTAATTTGTATCATACTACAAAACAAACTTTTGGTAGTTCACAAAATTATTACGGAAGTGCTTCAGGAGACCCCTTTACAGACGTAAGTTCACAGGGGTTTGAAATAACAGTAAAAGATTTAGATAATGATTTTGATATAATAGAATTATACGCAATATTACATACGGAAAATGATGGTCCAATAAGAGTAAGTTTAGCCGCTTCACAACAATACGCAAATAATTCTCAAGAAGTTACTTTTTATCATACTAATTGGAACGGAGACCTGCCAGACGGAGTAGAAACTATATTAATAGATATTAACACGTGGGAGGTTTGTAAGGATATAGCAATAAAAGATAACATATTATTTGCTGCAAACCTTAAGACAAGAGACAATACAATATCAGAAAAAGAATGGAATGTAAAAGTTAGGAGGTATAATATTGCAGATGCGGATAGCGGAGGAAGCTCTAATACAGGTGTAATTACATCAGATGACAGTCAAATAAAAGAATACGAAATAGATAGTAGTGGAGACACTACAACAGTTGCCGCTTCATTAGGAGAGACATGGTCTAATGGAATGCCTAAATGGAGAACATATAAAGGGGATGATGTTACTACTGTTTCAGGGAGTGATATACCAGACCAAGGTAGAGTAGATATAGTAAAAAAACAATCACATGAATACAGATACTTATCTGATGGATTGACACTAGGAGGAGAAAGTTACGATTATTCAGATAATGGACTAGGAGGATGTAGAGTTACATTTGGATTAAAAGAAAAGCAGGTAGATGTACAACACAATACAGACGTTTCTCCTTATATATCAGCAGGAGCTATACAGGGGCAATTTACTGATAACATATCAGATGACGGAGCTGGAGGTAATGTAACAGACAACACAGATACTGAATTTACAGCTACAATGTCATTAGGAGGAAGTAAAGACCCAGCTACAGGAAACTTTAAGGGGTATCGTAGAGGAGAAATGTATAGATTTGGTGTTCAGGTCTATGATAAAAATGGTAGGCCTGGAAATGTATTATGGATAGGAGATATAGAGATGCCTGAAATGAATGACCCTGTAAGAACTTTAAAGGTAGGCGACAGTGATTATGACCCAGGATTACCTACATATGGAACTGGTTCATTGTATAGTAAAAAATTATTAGGTCAACATGAGCTAACAGGTGACCACAAAACTTCTGTAATTTTTGGAGCTTCTACACCGTCTGTAGATGTAGCTTGGTTTAATCAAACTATAGGAGCTTTTACAGACAGAAAAACACAGAGATATGTATTAAGTGGGGCGGGGTTTTCACATAGAGCTAAGGATGGAACGAATGTAACTCAAACACATGTTATAAACCCAACTACAACTACAAATACAGGAGCTGGATTAGATTTATTATCACAATACGTGCATCCAAATGGTAATTGGAATATTGGTGCAAGTCTATCTGCTGGTTGGTACAGTCCTAAAGTTATTGAATTGACAAATGGTATTGACCATAATAATTGTACAGTAAAACAACTACCAAATAGATATCGTCAAAATAGTAGAGACAACACTCATTACACATTAGATTTGTATGTTAATTTTGAATTTAGAATACCTAGTGACGTTAGAGAAAAAATGTCTGGATTTAGAGTGGTAAGAGCCGAAAGACAAGAGTCTGATAAAAGTATTATACAGCAAGGATTGTTAAATCAAACTGTAGCATATGGTAATCAGATTCCAAAGTATGGATATTATAATCCAGATGGATTACACGATGATGATAGTGAGCAGTCAGACATATTTATGAACGATTCTTCAAGTGGACTTGCAGTATTACATAATCCATATGACTCATATTTAAATGGTTATATAGGATTAGCTGAAAATTCTAATTTAGCGTTTTATGACAGTAATAGTAATAACGCTAGGTCTTTATTATCAGGTAACGCAACTCGTGACGATAATATATACGCTTTTGAAGAGTTTGAAGAAGCGGGAGCTAAATTTCACGCTGGTGTCAACGGTCCTAGAATGTTTAAGTGGTGGGATACTCCATACGATTATGACCAAGATTTTACGCCAGGTAATTATACTCCAAAAAGAAGGCATAGCGCGTATTTCGGTAGTTATGAAGTTTTGCCAAATACAAGAGAAACATGGAGTATGGCAAACGGACACGATTTACACAAAGGTTACGATGGTACTCATTGGTGTATGGGAGCTACAGCTCAAGCCGTACAGGGTAGTGTATTTACATTAGACTGTCCAGATAGTGCTTTTGGAACATCGTCATATTCTTTTAGAAGCGGAGATAAAATTAGAGTAGACGCTATGATGAGATTGATATATGAATGGATACCTGAATATACCGCTTCAACTGGAGTATCAGGTTCAAATACTGCTTTTGGAGGTAATAATCACACGGGTAACGCTTTTGACGGAGGGGTTAATATGTCTGCTAGCCTGCCTAATGCTTCACCTGGAGGCCCTCTTGCTCATGTGGTGCAAGCGACACATGGTTCATTTGGATGGGACGCTGTACAAGAAAATAAAACTGCAAAAGAAGCTTTAAGATATTGTAAGAGATTAGAAGCTGAAAATAATAATGGAATGTTAATTGCTAAATACTATATGTATGACACATATTATGGTATAGGAATGTCAGTAGATGGAGGAGCGGGATACGCTACAAATTACAGACCTAGTGATGGAATAAATCTAGAGGGGTATAGTGGAGGTGCTGGTTCTGTGTCTAATATAGACACTAGATATATACCTGCTCAACATCACGACATATATTTACATGAAATATTAAACGCTAAAGAATTAGGAGCGGGGGAGGTAGTGGGAAGTTCATTTTTTAAAGATGGTGTTTTAATGATAGATAAAGGAGAAATAGCTTTTTCTAGAGATTTAGCCGCTTCAGAATCCGCTGCAACAAATAAAATGGCGGGATTTTCAAATAATACATTAGGATTTTATAATGGAGGAAGATATAAAATAACTGACGGTGGTAATACCGTTTATAGTGGAGGTACTTCCTTTTCCTTTGGTGTTATGGAAGAGTGTGCAGACGCAAGAGGTGGAAACGAACACGACAGAACATATGATACAATATCTACAGTTCAATGTGGATTAAGGAGTATATTAATACAAATAGATGGAGATGGAGATGTGGGAGAAAAAAGAGGTCTTTTAAATCCTAGAGATTTAGCGACAATTTTAGAACACAGAAGCTGGGCTCCAGTTGGAGCAGACAAAAAACATTTATTACATCATAGTGTAGTAGCGAACGATAAAATACAAAATAGATGCAACTTAAATCCGTCCTCAACTCCTTATACGGATAACGGAGGACCTTATGGAGGACCATCATATATTCCACATAAATTTTTATGTAGTATAGTAAGAAATAACATTCCATATGGAGGTAGTACAAAAAACTCTTTGCAATCAACAAGATATATACCTGCTGGAAATTTTCATCCTATAAAGAAAGACGCTGGTGGTAATTCAGAAGAGTCTCATTTATCAACAGTTTTTGGAGGAGATACTTTTGTAAACTTTTACTCACATCAAAAAACAGCGTGCGCATACGAAAATAGGTCTATGGCTAGATTCCAAGTTTTTCCAGTAGAATCTGATACAAATACAGACATGAGAATGGGGTATCATTTAAACGCTGGAGACACAAATATAGGAGATGTTCAAGACCCAGATTCTCCAGGAGAAGGTAATTGGAATGACTGGAATTATAACTTTGTATATAATCAAGAAAATAATTTACGTTCTGCTATTTCAGTGGACGAAAGTGTAACTTGTCAAAATTTAGAATTACCATATGAAATAGCGTATTCAGAAACAAAAATATCTGGAGAAAAACAAGATTCTTTTAAAATATTTTTACAAAATTCATTTCATGACATGGAAAGTCAATATGGAGAAATAACTAGATTAGTTAATTGGAGAAACGATTTGTATGTATTACAAGAAAAATCTATGTCTAAATTATTAGTAAATCCAATTTCTATGATACAAGATGAATTAGGAACAACATTAAACGTAGGTACTGGAGAAACTGTAGAAAACCATTTGTATATTACAACAAAATACGGAACAAGAAATATGGATAGTGTTGTATCTTCTGAAAGCGCAATATATTATATAGATAATACTTATGGTAAACTAATGCAATACACTGGAGAGTCGTTAAAAGCAATATCAGACGATTTAGGACAAAGGGATGCTTTAAGAAGCATTATTAAAGGAGATGGTAGCTTAGACACAAAACAAAAAATAGAAAGAAGATTTATATGTGATAATCCTTTAAAATTTAATGGAATTACTAGCGTATTTGATTACAAAAATAATGAACTTATTATTACAATGCATAGTTCTGTGTTAAATACAGATAATCAAAGAGAAGAAACAGAAATAGGTACTGGAGAAAACAGAACGTGGGAATCAGATACAAATTCTAGAACACTGGTATATAGTGAATCTATAGGAGCTTTTACATCTTATTATTCAGTAACTCCTAAAAAATGGATGAATATAGGAGGTTATGTTGTATGTACAGAAAGCGAAAGATTTATAGGTGAAAGAAATTCTTATAATTCTAATTATTTATCTTTATGGAAATGGGATGAACAAATAAATAATTATAAGACTGTATTTTTTGATGAAAACATTACTCCTGCCGCTATAGAAGAAAGTTCTATAACAAAAACTATATCAGAAATACCTAGTATATCAAAAGTTTTTGATAACGCTAAAATAGTTATGTCTCCAGATAAAAATAATTTAAGTAATACTTTTGTAAGTTATGAAACAGACACTACAACTTTAGAAACTATAGACATAAATAATAATACAGCAGCTAAATATAAAGAAGGAATTTTAAGATTCCCACTACGTGTAACTGGACCTAGACAAAGAGGAACTTACATAAATATAAAATACAGTACAAATAGTACCGAAAAATTTAATATCTTTGCAATACTTGCAAAATACAGAAAATCTTATCAATAATGGCAAACTACTTAGACATATTAAGACAATTTCAGGACGCAAAAAGAGTAACAGACCCCCAGTATAAACCAATAAATCCTTATACATCAGCGGCATATACATTTTCAAGCGCTAAAGATTTATACCAGCAGGGGATGCAAACTTCGTTACAATCTGAAGAAGCAGAAGGATATATACCCCAAAGCGTGTATCAAAAACCAACGAAAGCAGATAAAATAACACAAGGAGTTGTTTCAGCGACGCAAGCGGGACAAATAGAATCTAAGGTGTCTCCGTTATTAAAAAATATAGGCTCAAAAATACCTACAACAACAGTAGATGGAGTAACTACTAGTAAGTTGTTTGGTAAAAAATTAACAGCAGACGCAGCGGGAAATGTTACGGGTCAATTTGGATTAAACACAGGTAGCTCAGCTTTAATATCAAGTTTAGCTTATAGTATAGCAAATGATAATAATCCTTATACATATGGAAATAAAGAAGCTTTAGGAATGGGAGTAGGAGACTATATGGCAGCTTCAACAGCGTCTACAGCTTTAGGATTTGCAGCTCCTTGGTTACCAATAGCCGCAGCTGGACTAGGATATTTGTTTAGAAAAAGAAGGTCAAAAAAATTAAAAAGAAAAGAGAAACAGATACAAACAGAAGGTACAGAATTTTATACTCAAAACTTAATGGAAGAAAGAAGAAAAAGAGACTATTTTACCTCTGAACAATATATGGATAAACCTGAAAATATATATGGTGGTAACTTAGCTGCAAGTGGAATGAAGTATAGGTACAATACAGGAGGTAAAAGAATAGGAGATGTAATTGCTGAATTTACAGGAAATGAATTAATAGTAAATAATCAAAATATTGTAGAAGAAGGTTTAAAAGAAAAAAATTATTCAAAAGCAGCCGCTCCTATTAGAGAAGCTATGAGGGGAGGTAAAATTACACCAGGACCAGAAACACATAAAGACAATCCAATGCCTGTAACAAATGATGGAACAATATATGCTGGAGGAGGACCACTTAGTTTTAGGGTTGATAATGGAGCTGGAATATATGACCACGCTACTGACCAATTTAAACCTACTATGTCAGATAGACAAATAGCTAACATAGCTCAGAGAAATATAAATAAGTGGAAATCTAATAACATGTATTCATAATGGCAAACCCAAAAAGTTTTAGAAAAACAATAGACGCTGAAGCTAAAAGAGCTGGTCTTAATGACGAGCAAATAAAACTATTATATATACTTAATGGTATAGAAAGTAGAAGTGGTACAGCTACAGAATCAGCTTATTATAGTCGCGATAGAATGTTTGAAAAATTTGGAGGGAGTCCTGATTCAAGTTTAGGTAGATACGCAACTAGAATGGGGTGGTACGATGAAAACGGAGAAATAGTTGGAGAATCTGTAACAACAGCAAATGGTAAAACAATACCAAAAGAATTATGGGAATGGGCAGGTTCGGTTCATACAGCTAATAGTCAAGATGTTAATGGAGGACAGTTAAGTCAAAGTGTTATAGACTCTAGGCAACAAGAATTATTTAATGTAGTTTATAGTGGTAGAATAGGTAACACCGAAGATGATGATGGATGGACATATAGGGGTAGAGGAGGAGTACAATTAACAGGAAGGTCAAATTATGAAAATGTAACTAGAATATTAAACAGAAATGGTATAGACATTGATTTAGTAGCTAATCCAGAATTAGCTGCAGACGAAAGATACTCTGCTGCAATTTTAGTAGCTTTTTGTGAGCATAGAGGTATGTTTGACCCTAATTCACCGAGATATATAGGTGAAGAAGATATAGAGAAAATAAAAGCAGGAGACGCGGATGCTATAGACAAACTGCACAATATAACAAACCCGCAATCAAGTAATGACAGATTAACTCGACAAGCTGCTGATGTTTATGATAATACCGATGGAGATTATGATATTACAGATGGCGTAGAAGGTAATCAAATATTATCAGATGGAGGAAGAGATGATATAAATATGGATGAAGTCTATAGAAAAAACCTGGAAGACCAAGGGTATTCAGAAGAAGATATAGAAACAGCTATAAAGGTATTAAATGACCAACCAGATAATAATTTAAAAAATGAATTATTAAATGATAGTGAAGCTTTAGAAAGAGAAATATCAGTATATAGCCAAGATATTATTGAAGAAGGGGACCCTTATTTAGGAGAAACCCCTTTAGAACCAATAGAAACAGAAATAATAGAAGAACCAGAAATAAAATCTTTTCCTTCACTGCAAGACGTTCCAGCAGGAATAGAAGACGAATCAATAATGGTAGATGGAACAATATATAATAAAAGTGAAGATGGATTAAATTGGGAGCCACAAGAAACTTTTCCTGTATATAAAGTACAAATAGGAGTTTCCGTAGGAGAACCTACAGGAGAATTAAAAGAAAAAATAGAAAAATTAAAAGCAGAGGGATATTTAGTACAAACTGAATTTATAAAAGGTGAACTTAACGCACACATAGTGACTGTACCAGAAGATGGTCCGTTATACAATAAATCTAGCGCAGATAAATTATTAGAAGAAATAACAGAATTAGGGGTAGAAGACTCTTTTATAAAAGCAGAAAAAGATGGTGAAAGAATTAGCGTAGAAGACGCTATGACTATGGAAAAACCTGCAGAAGTAGATACAGAAGAAGATACAGAAAGTCAAGTTATAATAGAAGAAGAAGTAGTAGAGGAAAATGAAGGAGAAATAGAAGTTGCAGAGGAAGATACAGAAGAGGATGAAGTAACGACAGAAGACGAAACAACTGTAGTAGAAGAAGAAGATACTCCTGTTGTAGAAGAAGGTTTAGAAGTTGAAAGTGTAGAAGATGAAAAATCGTTAGAGGATAGGTTAAGAGATAAATACACAAAAGAATCTATAGAAAATTATGGTTATACAGATGAGTCTGAATTAACAGAAGATGATAAAGAATGGATAGAGTATGATGTAGAATACGCTCTAAACGAAATAAATGAATATGGTCCTGCCACTCAAAGAATGATAAATCAAAATCCTGAATTAGCAGAAAAATATAAAGGAATGTCTATAGAAGACGTGGTTTTATCAGAAGATTTTGAAGAAGATTTTGAAGAAAGATTTAATGTTCATGAAGAAATATTAGATGAAGAAAGAGAGTTAAATAAATTAGAAACAGGAGTTTTAGAAACAAATAAAGAAAGGAAACAAAGAGAAGCCGATATAGCAGAATACAATACATTACAAGAAAAGAAAAACGATGGAACCGCTTCGCCAGAGGACTTAATTAGAATTGAAGAAATAGAAGGAGATTACGGTAATTGGAATCCAGAGGAATTATATCAAACAAATGTACAGGAAGAGTCAGAAAGAGACGCTAATGAAGCGGCAGGAAGAGGAAGATTAACTAATGAACAATATGATATACAAGAAGCTGAGTTAAGAGATTTAGAAGAACAAAGAAATAAAAATGAACAAGAAACAGGAATAAGAGAAACTGACGATGAAAAAAGCGAAAGATTAGTACAAGAAACAGAAGAAGAAAAAAAGGTAGAGTGGAGTGATAAAAATTCAGAAACAGAATTAAGAAACGATTTAAAAACTAAATTATCTAAAATAGACGAAAGAATATCTGTAGCGGAAAATGAAGATGATATAACGGCATTAGAAACAGAAAGAAATACATTACAAGAAGCTTTAGAATATTTAGAGTTAAAGAAAAATTATGACCCTGACGGAGCAATTGATTTAAATACATTAAATAGAGCTATTCAAAATAATGATATTACACAATTAAATATGTGGTATAATGACGCAAAGCAACAAGCGTTGGGAACTGTAGAAGAAGATTATCAAAAAATACAAGATGGCACGTTTACTGGTTCAGAAGAAGAAAAAACACAAATTTTAAATACTTATAATGAACTGTCAGGTCTATCAGAAAAAACAACGATAGAACAACCTACTGAAGGGGAACAAGCAACTACTTATAATAAAAGAACAGACGAATATGTAGACATAAGTACTGACCCTACAGTAGCAGATAAAATATTCCGATTAAAAAAGGATGGTGACAGGCAAGATATACAAGATTTTAATACATATAATCATAGTAGAAAAAGAATTATAAAAGAAAATGAAGCTACAGCAAAAGTAGTAGATTTAGCTAAGGGTGACGAAACTTCAGGATTTCTAACAAAAGAAAACACAACTAGAGCTCAACGATTAGGCTTGTATGAACTTTACGACATGAGGGATGGACAAACCTATTATGTCAGTAAAGAATGGTTAGATAAAAAAATGGAGCCAGATATGACTGGTAATGATAGACCAGATGACCCAGATTATAATCCAAATTACGGAAAAAAACAATTAGATGTAGAGTATAGTCAATTTAGGACCTCTGGATGGTACAATGCAAATGTATTGCCGCAAGATAGGCATATGTTACAAAATGGTTTAAGAACATTAGATTACGAACAACAACAAAGATTAAATAAAATATTAGCGTTAGAAAACGTAGATGGGTTGACAGAAGAGCAAATTGAATTGTTAGATAAAATGAAAGACCCAAATTATCTAGCTTATGACCCTGCTACAGGAACTTATGACGCTGACATGTTAGCCACTGATATAGACGCTATATACAATATAGACCCAGAAGCGTTTGAAGTAGACCCAAACTTAGACGAAACAGAAACAGAGGATAGAAGTCAGGGACCAACAGGACAGGATATATTAAAAAGTACAGTAGACGCAGCTCAAGGTATAATGTCTGCGTTTGGAGGTCCAGAAGCTTTAGTAAACGCTGTTATGGGTAAAAAAGCGTTAGCGGCTGCAATGAAAGACGTTACACCAGAAGAACAAGCTAGGTTAAGCCCTATGTTTTATGAGCATTTAAGAGAAACAAAAGAATTAGCAAAACAAGGTTATCACCCAGAAGAAGAATTAAAAATTAGAACAGGTATAGACAAAGCTTACCAACAAGGGTTAGATAATAGCGTAAGAGGAACTGCAGGGGATAGAGCTAAGTTTTTAGCTAATTCAGGTATTTTAGACGCTAAAAGGTCATTAGCTTTATTAGAGTTTGCAAATCAAGACGCGGCTTTACAAAGAGAAAATCAAAAACAATATTCTGATTTATTGTTATATAAAGAAAACTTTGACTCAGTACAAAAAGAAGCTAAAAGAACAGAAAATCTACAAATGCAATTAGCTAATAAGAAAGCAGCGTCAGAATTTGCTGGATTAACTTTTGCTAACGCTATGGGTAGTATGGGCTCAAGTAATACAGCTTTGTTAGATTTAATAAAGAAAGGAACAGAAGTAGGAGGGTATCTAAGTGGATTTAATCTACAAAACCCTCTTGATAATACAGGGAACAATAATACAAATACAACAGAAGAATAAAAATGGCAATAGATTATGGTTTTTGGTCAACATTAAGCTCGGGGTATCAGTCTGCTCAAGATAGAAGGAGTCAAAGAGACGCTGCTCAAATGAAAGAATTACAGTTGATACAGATGTTGCAACAACAACAAAGTCAAAGAATAGAGCAACAAAATAGATATCAATTACAATTAGAACAAGCTACATCTTCAGCAAATCAAATATTAAATAGTTCTTTTGGTAGACAAAAAGATATAGACGATATGAAGAAATGGCATTCTGAACATTCAGGATGGGGTGATGTAAAGGATATCATAACTAAATATAATGGAGATATTACACAAGCTAGATTGTATGGGAATTTAGATTATTATATGAATAAATATAAAATGAATATTAATAATCCTAATTCTGACCCTACACAGGGAAATCCAATATTACAAAGAGTTTCTCAAAATAAAGCTAACTTAGAAAAGTTTATAGCTGCTCAACAAAATGAACAAACAAGTAGTTTAATAATGCCTGGTGACTATGATAGATATAATCAATTTATATCTGGAGAAACAGATGATTTTCAGTTTTCTGGAATAAGAGGAGATTATGATATAAGTAGTATGATAGAAGATACTGATATGGGGCAAGAGATAGACGTAGAGACATTTTACGCTCATAACATGCACGCGGTCTTATCAGACATGTCAAGAGATACTGGTATAGACGTAGGTACATTACAACAAAATCCAGATGCGGTTCATACTTGGATAAAAGACGCTTTAAATTGGACTGGAGAACCAGTATATGGTGAAAAGAAAATAGAAACAAATTATGTAAATCAATTTCAAAGTAATCTTGATGAATTACCTGCTTTATTCGCAAACTATACAGGAACAATAGACAGACCTCTAACTATTAAAGATGTCTTTAATATGGAAAATAAAATAGGTTCAGGTACAGGAGGACAAGGAAGAAGTGGGTTTGCAGCTTTATTAGAAGGTAGAGACCCACAATCAGGAACAGCTTATAGTGATATATGGCAAATGTTAGGAGGGTATGACGCAAATTCTAGACCTCATAGTAAACTTGGAGGTACAAATGTTATAGCGGGTCATCAATTATTAGCTTCAGGACAAATTTTAACAGACCCAGCATTACAAACGTCAGTATTAAAAGCTCATTATGGGGAACAATACAACGCAGAAAACAAAAAGTTGTATGGTATGAAAGTTAGAGGTTTATATACAGAAACTGGAACTATGGTTACAGATGACGATGTATCTGGAACATGGTGGGAAAGAGGAATAGAAGCGGGAGCCGCAACTACAGTAGGAGGAGCAGCTGTTGGCTCAGTAGTTCCAGGTGTAGGAACAGCTATTGGTTCTGGTGTAGGTTTTGGAGGTGGTTTTATTGGCGGAGCTTTAGGATGGAATCCTTTTGGCGAAGGTGAAGAAATGGACCTAAATTATAATGGTTCATATTTAGGATTTAGAGTTAGAGGATTAGACAAACAAACAGGACAACCTACATCATTTTTAGTAACAAAAGATAGTGATGAATCAGATATTAAAAAAATAATGAGTGAGTATGGGAATATGCCTGTAGAAGTAGTAATGGTAAACGAATTTATAGACACAGACTATACTTCTTCAGATGATATGTATTATGATGTTGTAGACTTAAACAATGTAGCGTTTAGACAACAAATGGATAAAACTACAGATAGTGAATCATTATCCAAAGTATACAACGAATCATTATCATATGAGACTAAACAAAAAAATGAAGCTTTTTATTTAAAACAAAAAACAGCATTACATCAAAATTTAGCAGATATTTATACAGAAGGAAATACACAGGTATTACCAGAGGTAGCAAATTCATATAAACAAAGTATAGACACTAGTTTAGTAGTAGGGGGCGTGAGTGCGGAGAATGCGAATTTATCATCTCCATTAGTAATGAGTTGGTTATTAACAGAAACAGAAAAAGAATCAGGAGGAGATAGAGAAAAACAAAATATATTAATGCAGCAGGTAACTAGTAATTTAAGTTCAAGCTTAAATAATCCAAATAACGCAAGATTAAAAGAAGCATTAATGAAAGGACCACAAGCCTTTTTAGATTACTATAGTAAAAATACAGACAAAGAAACATTCAAGAAATTTAGAAAAACAAGTAGGGATTGGAGCAAATATTTTACATTAAACAGATAACATGGCTGAAAAATACGAAGAAACATATTTACCTAGTGGTGATTTAGACCCAAATGTACAATTACCATCAGAAGCTATACAGGGATATGACAACGCACAGAGTACATCAGAAATATTTCAAAGTTTACTAGGTCCTAGTGAACAAGAAGTGCAACAACAACAAAATATAGACAACTATTATAGAAGCGTTGCTCAAGGTCAAATGAGAGAAAACCTTACACAAGGTTTAGTAGACCCCATGAGAGGTGACGTAGAAACAGGAAGTTTATATATGACCGACCCTGATGCAGTTATGGGTGATTTTGTATCAGACACAGGTAGAGCCTTAAGAGCGGGATGGGGAGATTTAGTGTATGGAACAGGAGATACAATAGATTATCTATCTGCTTTAGTAAGTCCTAATGACCCAGACCCTAATACATCAGTGGGAGAATGGTTAAAGAAAAAAGGCCAAGAGTTTCAAAATGAAAATTTATTAATTGTATCAGAAGATTTACAAGACCTTACATTTACAGATATGTTTAAGGCAGAATTTTGGTCACATAAAGTTGCTAGGTTATTACCATACGCGGCTTCATTTATGATACCGTATGGAGGTGGAGCTTTTGCTGCTACTAGATTTGGGGGTAGAGCACTTATAGGATTAGCTAAGACAGGAAGAATAGGTCAAGCAGGAAGAATGGTTGCTACAACACAACAGGGTTCTAAAGTTGCAAAATTATTATATGGTACTAACAGAGTAGGAGGAAGTGGACTAGCTAAACATATCGCAATAGATGCTGGTAAAAAAGGAATGGTACTAACAAAAGGAGCTGAAAGATGGACAGGAGCAATTGGAGGGGGTATAACAGCCAATTTATTTGAAGGAGCTTACTTAGGAGGAGAAACATATAGTCAGGGTATAAAAATGGGATTAAGTAAAGAACAAGCTGCAAATGCTGCTAGTGGAGTTGTTTGGGATAATGCCAAATGGGCTGCGTTAGATGTTGTGCAATATGGTATATTATTTGGAGGCCTTGGTAAAAACTTTAAAATGAGTAAAATAGCTAGACTTAGTCCAGAACCAGCAGGATTTAGCAAAAGTATAGCTGGTATCATAAAACCATTATTAGGAAGAGCTGGGACTGTATTACCTACAGCGGGAGCTTATGCGGGTGTAGAGGGATATACAGAAGGATTACAAGAAACATATCAAGAATGGATAAAATACGCAAACTTACAAGAAGAACAAGGTAAAGATTACGAATCTTATACAGACTGGATAACAAATGCTGACGGTACATTTACAAAAGAAGCTAGAGATATATTCTGGACATCTGTAGGTTTAGGAGCGGCAATGGGTGGTACTAGAGGAGCTGTAGATGCTCAAGCAGAGAGGTCTAAAATGTTAGATGAAAAATTACAAAAAACAGAACAGTTAAGATTACTAAACGAAGACGGAACATACAATCCAGAAGTAATGAGAGATTATCAAAATCTATCTGATGAATTAGTTGCGGACCACGTGTGGAATCATAATGGTGATGGAACTGTTATGAAAGGAGTTATAGAAAAACAAGTAGAAGAAGGAAAGTTAACAGAAGAAGGTAGAGACAATATTTTTAAGACTATAGACAGAATGGTAGAAAATTATGATAAACATTCTGTTAACACAACTCTTACTGAATCTGGAGCAAAACAGGTTTTTTACAGAGAAAATAGATTAACAAGAAATAATTCACAACAAGAACAAGTAAAGTCAATCTATGAAGAAAAAAGAAAAAAGGTAAAACAAAATGTTTCTAAAGAAAAACAACAATCTGTTATTAACAAAATAAATAATGAAGAGAAATCTGCTCTAAATGAATTACAAGTTGAAGAAAAAAAACTTAAAAACGAAATAGAAAATTTTTATTTACAAAAAGAAGAAATTTTAACAAAAGAAGGAAAGGTAGACAAAAGATATAAAGAAAGACTTACATCAGAAGAGTACGAACAATACACACAAAAAGGTCAAGAAAGAATGACAGCTAAACAAGCTAAAGAAGCTGGCATGACTGTACAGGAATATAAACAATATCAAAAAGAACAAGACTCTAAAGGATTTTTAGGTAAAGCTATTGACGCCATAAAAGGAGTGGCTAAAAAGGGAGTTAAAACGGTAAAAAGTGTAGGTAAAAAAGGAGTAGAAGCGGTACAAGATTTAACAGGAAAAAGAACAAAAGTTGTTGAAAAAAATGTATCTGACGCTGTAGATAGAACTGAAAGAATACTAAAGAAATCAAAAACTCCACAACAAATAAAAAGAGCTTTTAATGAACTGAAAAAGAAAATGAAAGGTATGGCTGGAGTTACACCTGACGTTTATAAAAAAGCAGAAGAATATCTTAAAGGAAAACAAGACGGAACTATAACAGAGTCTTGGGCAGACTGGTCATCAAAGCAAGATACAGGTAAAAAAAAAGCAGAAACTGAACAAAAACAATTAAAATTACCTGAAGAACCTAAGTCTGAAAAGGTTCGTAAAAAAATTCCAATATTAGAAAAAGTAAAAAAATTAGCCGAAACTATAGCTAAAAAAGGTGGTGAAATTATAGTAGGAGCTAAATCTATTGTACCTACAAAAGGAGGTAGTAGTTATACTATTACAGATAGTAAAGGTAGTAAAATAAAATTCTACAATAGAGAGGGTAAAGTAGGTAACGAAACTATAAATAATTTCTTAGCTAGATATATAAATCAAGATAATATACCAGTCAAAATAAAATTAATTTTACCAAAAGAAGGTGGAAAAGATGTAATTAAAATAGACGGACAATTATTTTTTCAATTCAATAATGATTTATACCAATATAAAATGGTAGCTGAAGTAGATGGACAAGTAATAGGTACTATTGAATATAGGGATTATGATGTTAAAGACGAGCAAATAACAAGAGCTAAGAAAACTACAACAGTAAAAGAAAAAGTCAAAGAAACAAAAGAAAAGATTGTATCAGGTTTTAAAAAAATTAAATCTAAAATAAAAGATAAGATAACTAAGCCTAGTGAAGATAATACATTCAAAAAATATGATGGAGCTGTACCTAGAAGAAACCATGAAGTATATACAAACGCTGGGTTAGGAGAATATGTTATGCTGCAAAAACTATTAGAAAAAAATCTAATACCAGCAGACCAAGCGTATGTAATTAGTGGGCAACTTTTAGATGCTTTTGGAAATGAAGCTGTTTCATTAGCTATAGGTAGTACATTACTTATAAAAGAAGGTGGTACAGTAGGCACAGATATAATACATGAAGGTGGTCACGTTTGGTATAGAATGCAAGAGGAATCACCATTAATCAAAAGAATTAACAAACTTTTAGTAAAGTCAGATATATTTGATTTAACTTCTATACAATATCCAGAATTAACATTAATTGATATAGACGGAACTGTAATGACAGTAGGAACTTTCGTAGAATTACAGAAAGGTATTATAAATAACAACAATAACATACAAAGTGATATAAAAGATATTATAACAAATATTGTAAAAAATGAAGGTGTAGACGATACAAAAACATCAGAGTTATATGTGTCTCTTATTACACAACTTACTACTAAAAGAAGGGGTGGAGCTATAGCTAAAAAATTAAGCAATTTGAAACAGAAACACTTACTGGAAGAATCTTTCGTAAGGTCATTAGAAGCTAATAGTTATGGTTCGTTAAACGCAATTATAAAAGACAGTAAAGTACAAAAACAATTAGAAGAAGATTTAGTTAAATTTTATAAAGAAACTAAAAACCTTGCTACGGATGAAGAAGCTAGGGAATTTTTAAATAAAGTAGACGATGTATTACCTACCCTTACATTAGAAGCTGCAATGAAACACGTACTCTTAAACTTCGGTAAAAAAGGTGTTATCAAAAACTCAGGTTATGGAGAAATAAAAAGAGCTAAAAAAGCAGCGTTTAGAAAAGCTACAGAATATGCGTTAGTTCATACGTTTTTAAATTATGAATTAGGCAAAGGTTTGGAAGACGAACAAATAGTGGATAATGTAATAAAAAGAATAAATAAATCTGGATTAATAAATTCAGAATCTCTAGAAGATAAAAAGATAGAACAATTAAAACAATATATACGAGCGGTATTATATACGACTAATCCTAAATATAAAAAGAATTTAGCTAATAGTGATAAATTATTATTGGAAGCTATAGTAAAAGAAAAAGGAATAGGATTAGAAACCGAGGAAGGTAAACAATTAATGATACAATTTGAAGAGGAGGAGCTTAACGATGAGACAGATTTAAATCAAGCGGATTTACATAACGAAGAGTTAAAGAACATGAATATGCCTAAAACTTTAACTAATTTTTTCAAAGCTGTAGCGGAAATATATAATGTAAAATCTGAATCTCCTTTTGAAAGAAAAAAATTAATGTATCAATTATATAGTTTAGCTAAATCCGTTAAAAGAAATCCAGAAGATTTTATACGAATGGTTAGAGAAAGTAACTCTGTTGAAATACAGCAAATGTTATCTATATTAGATAATAAAGTATTTGAAAATCAAAACTATACAGACGCTAAATTATTACAAATATCTAATATATTTCAAAGTATGGTAATTGAAAGATTACAGGGAGATAGATTACTTATCAAAGATACTGGAGAATATTTGTGGCAAGATAGGGTTTTATTAAGCAGAACAACAGAACAAAGTGTTATAACTAGAATGATAGACAGTTGGACTAATTCTACAGAAGCGGAAAAACAACAAAAAAGAGCAGAGATAGAAAATATATATAATAAAGTAAGTGAAAATAATTTTAGTTCAATTTCTAAAAATGATGGTGTAGTAGCTATAATAGAAACATTATTTAAAAATACAGACGGATTTGAAAGAATAGATATAGACGCTATATTAAACGAAACTATAATATGGAATGGAAAGCCTATGTATTTAACTGATGTATTTTTTGAAAGACAATCAGGGTTACAAGGAATAAGTCTTAAAAATAGTAAGTTTATGTTGTTTAATAAAAATACAGAAAAATGGACAACTAAAGTAAACGAAAGGGCAAAAGCTTATGATTATTTTGAAAACAATTTGCAATCTTTTAAACAAGTTTTAAGTGAAGTATTAGTGTTGTCTAGACCTATGAATTATTTGTCTATTGTAGACAACGTAACAGGTGACGGTATTAGTATATTTAATAATAATAACGCTCTACATAACCAAGCTTATGATTCGGTAGAAAAAATATTAAATATAGACAAAAGAAAGAAAAGTATATTCAACCCAAAAAATAATATTTTTTCATTAATGATACAAGAGAAATATGAGGCGGATATATTAATAGGTGGTCAAACTGGAGATATAATGGATAATCCATTTGACATAACTGTTCATTCTGGTATGTATAGATATTATCCAGGTCAAGATAGTGTAGAAAGATGGGACAACGGAGCTAAAACTATGACACAAATAGACCCAGCGGAAATGATGACTATAGATATGTATAATTATCTTAATGCTGTGCAAAAATCAAAAGCAGGAGAGTCGGTATTATACGACCAAGTAATTGGAACATTTTCTGATAAAAGTAGAAGATATTATGTTAAATCTATAGCTATAACAGATGTAGTTAGTAGAAATAAAGTTTTAGGAACATTATATAATAATCCAGCGTTAAAAGACAAATATATAAAAGGAGACAAGGTTTTTCCTTATACTGTTATAAAAGATAAACAGGGTAATTATAAAATTAAAGAAATAGATAAAATATATGATAAATTTCTATTAGAACTTTTTAAAAATCCTGATTTGTTAGAAAACAATACATCTTGGAATAACAGTACAGTAGAGCAGCGTAAGAATTTTTTAACAAGTTATATAGCTAATAAATTTATGGCTCAACAGTTGTTAGGGTATGACCACAAACAAGCGAAGGATGAAGTAGATTATATAAAAAGATTAGCTGGTACTATTGCTTCTCATACAACATACGACCACACAACATCATTTGAACCTGTTATTACAAAAGATTATTATGTAGATAAAGAAGGTAATATATATACAGAAAACGAAATACCTAAAGGAGTGGAAGCTTGGATAGAGAATGATGCAGCGGGGTACATATTACCACAACAAGCAAAAATAATTACAGAAAAATATGGTGGAGTTAAAGATGTAGGAGGTGTATATAAGTTTGTATATAATTATAGAGGAGAAGATGGTAATACTACGTATCTAAAATTTGCTGTACAAGTGTTAACTCCTGATATGGAAGCTACAAGTGAAATACATAAAAACATAGCGAATATATTAAGAGAAAGAAACACAAGTATAGCCGCTGCTACTATACCAAATTTAGAATATGTTGATATGTTTTCTCATGGTCACTTAGTAATAGCTGCTTCTGAATCTTCAGCTAAACTTTGGTTTGATGGAATTAACGGAAAAAAAGGCAGCAAATATATATATGATGTTAGGAATTTAAATAAAGAGAATTTAGACAATATATTAAAAAGTCAGGATGAACTGTTTATGATAGGTGAAGAAAATGATATAAACAGGGAGTTTAATGGTTTAAGTGGAAAGGGATTAGGTATACAATTAGAGTTAGACAAACAAAAAGAAGAAAGATATTTTCCGTCACAATTGTTTTACAATTTAGCAAACAATATGAATAGTCCTAAAGACTTTGAAATTCTAAATAGAATGTTAGAGCTTCGTAAAAATGTAATGGAAAAAGCTAACAAAGAAAGAAATTTAGATGAAGGTATGATTACTTCTCCTGACGCCAAAACTAAAGATGTATTTAAAGAAATGGAAAAATTTGAAGGTTCTGTTGACCCAGCGGTATTTGGTCAGTTAGTTGCTTCAATATTTGGCAATCTAGACGGTAGATACCCTGCAATGAACTCTGTGTACAATTCTATAGCTAATGGTAGGGTAGCTAAGAAAGGAACTAAAATGTACACAAAAGGGAGTATAGCTTATCAATCGTCTTCATTGGGGATGGGATTAAAAGCTTTTGAAGAAAGAACTATAGATGGTAAAAAGGTTGTAGTTTCAGAAGCTTACGTGCCTGGTTATTTACAAAAACAAGGAGTTAAAGAAGGTGACTTATTTTTAGGAACTAGAATACCTTCGCATGGTAAAGTAAGTACAAGTGTATTTATAGTAAAAGGATTTCATGGACAATTAAAAGGAAGTCCTACGTCTAAAATAACCATACCAGCCGAAGTATCCGCATATTGGGGAGCTGACTTAGATGGAGACTCAGTACATATGAACTTCAAATACAACAAAAATGAAATAAAATCATCTGATGATTGGAGAAATGATAGTAATGAATTTTTTGATTTATATGTAGACTTAGTTAGTAGAGAAGATGTAAGAAAAGAAATTACAGCAAATATAGACTTTCAAAAAGATGTAGAAAAGGTAATTGGAAAAGAAAGACCTAAAACAGACTCTCAACTAACTCCTCATGGAGACTCTAAAACATTTAAAGAAAATGTTCCTACAAAAGCTCTTGTAGGTATTGTAGCTGCTTTACAAAGAAGTTTGAATATATTTTCTGTTAGTGGCGTAGAACTAGGTTTTGAAGTAGATATTAACGGAAGAAAAGTGGATAAATTTTATGACGATAGAAACGCTGAAAACGGAGTAGGAAATTGGTTTGGATTAGCTCAGTTACTTAATATAGTATTAGACAACGCTAAATGGCAGTATGCAGAAAGACTAGGACTAAACGAACAATCAGTAGCAGGATTTGTAATGCTTAGAAGATTAGGATATTCTTTACAAGAATGTAAAGATATATACACATCTGATATTGTACAAAAGTATTTCCAATGGCAGAAAACAACAGATGGTAAAAGATTTGTTTCTTCTGATTCCACTATACAACAATTACTAGGAACAAAAAAGAAACCTGGTAAAAAGAGTTCAGACTTTATTAATTGGTTAAGCAAGCAATCTCCTGAGACAGTTGAATTTATATATGATGAATTTGAAGCAGAAGGAATGAGGGAAAAAGCTATTTTATCAAAAGAACAAATCAAAACATTAAGTCTTATATATAACTTAGAACAATTTAATAAAGATGTAGCTCAACCTGTAGGTAAAGCGTTTACAGTACATCAATCTATAGAAAAGAATCCTTTAGAATTGATGAGTGTAGTAAAAAAGATTAATGACATAAGAGGAGACGAAAAAAGAAATATGGGAGGACTTTTTGAAAATCCTATTATGACACACGCTTTAGGTTTATTTGAAACGATGTTAAATAGAGCTTCTGTAACAGATATAAGATACACTCCTTATATGCAGTCCATAATGGAAGAAGTTTATAATAATAAAAAAGGATTACTATACAAAAGTAAGGACCAAAAAAATAAAATAATCAACAAAATAATATCTGATAAAATGTTAGAAAATATGACAGATATTATATATCCTAATTTAACTAAAAGTAGATTAATACAAGAATTAAAAAAGGTTATGAAGTCCAATCCAGACAATACGTTTTTTAAATCTATGAAAATTGTAAAAAATAGTAAGGGTCGTGAACAAGTAGTTTTAAATAAACAACTATTAAATGAATTTATTACAGAATCAGAAATACAACAAATGAGAAATGGATTTAATGATTTGAAAGAAAGAGAACAAATTTTAATGTTTAATATTGAATATAAGTTTTTTGAATTTGGATTCAAAGAAGATTCTTTATCTCCTTTATTTTCTGATAAGTTTATAGGTAAAATAAATCAATATATGGATAATACTATAAATTCTATGCAAGAAAGAATAAGTCCTAATGTTGATGTTATAGGTTTTATTGAATCAATAGAAGAAAGAATACAGGAAGAAAAACAAAGAGATATAAATATAGATAGACAGTTAGAAGAAAGAAGTAAACAAATAAAAGAAGAAGAGGGTGTTGTGGGTAAAATGACACTAGATATTGTAGAAGAAGAAGCTATAATAGCAGGTAATAAAAAAACTATTAGTCATGGCTATAATACATATAATGATACAGGTAATGATATAACTAAATTAATAAAACCTGGAAATACTCTGGTACGTATTAGCCCTCCTATAAAAAGAAATAGTATAGATGACATAAAAAATCTTGATTCTTGGGCTCGTAGTGAAGGATATGATAATTATGATGATATAAAAGAAAATGGAAATAAATATCACAAAGCTTTTATAAAAGGAGAAAAACCTATATACATATATAAAATACAGGATGTTTCTGCTGCGGATGAAGTTAAAAGAGCTAAAAAAGCTTTTAATAGATATACAAGTGAAGGTAAAGAATATATGGATAGTAATGATTTATTATCTTTTAAAGAATGGGTAGAAGACAAGGGTATTACAATGGGTTCTATCAAAAAAGATAGTTTAATTTATAAAAGGTTAAAAGATAGGTATTCTCAATATGTAATAGATTACGAAATAGCAGAAGATTTAACAGCGGATAAATTAAATTTAGAATCTTTACAAAAACATGATGATGAATATCTATATGACGCTATGACTAAGTTAGATAGATTAGATAGTTCTGCTACTAATAGAGCTAAACATATTATTAGAAAAGAAATAGCACAAAGAGCATTTGAAAAACAGACAAAGTATTTACAAGAAAAAGCAGATTTACAAAACTATGATTTTGTTAAGCCTTCTAAAAATGAAGATATATCATGGTTAAGAAAATGGATGGGGTCTAACAATATGACATCTAGAAGACCTGAGATACAATATATGATAAATGAAATAGAAAAAAATTACTACAATTATTTATCTAGATACAGAATGTATACGAATGAAATAAACGCAGCTCATGATAAACTTATAGAATCTAAACTTAAAGGTATTGGTCTTATAGAGAAGATAAAGGGTCAAATGAATATGACAGAAAGATATGAAACTTTATATGGTAACATAACCAATAGAGAAAAAGGAGGTAGAATAACTTTAATTTCTGCAGAAGAAATGAAAAATAGAAAAAGTGAGATTACTAAAGAAGAGTACGATTATTGGAATTTGTATAGAGAAATGAACGATAAGTTTGGAAACATTATAAGGCAAGAAAGAATAGACGCTGTAAAAAATATACAGATGGGTGATTTAGAAATGTTTAGCAAAGAAGGATTATTTGGATTATATGATATGAGAATGGGTAAAAACATGAATGTAGAAAATGTTAAATTATATCATGATATAAACGGAACAGAAGTTCTAATGTCTTTAAGTAGCATAAGAACATACTTAAAAAGTGCTGGTACAGCAAAAGAAAGAATAGCAAACGCTGCTATATTAGAAAAACTGAAACGTAGAGCTACGAAATTAAAACAACAGGGTATAAATGAAGACGGTAGTAAAATAGTTTTAACTGACGCAGAAATAGACGCCTTATTAAATGACGGTGACGCTATATCAAAAATGGCAGAAGGAATATCTCCTGACAAACTTACAGAAGCAGACAAGGCTTTAATAGAAGAATACAGAAGAAGACAAGCTACAGAATTTGAACACATGTCTATGGATTTAAATGGAGCTCTATTAGAATTTATTAGAGGTACTTTATTTAAGTATGGAGACGTACAAAGAGATAACTATGGTAATGCTATAAATCTAAAAGAAAATCCATTTGTAGGAATGAAAAACATGTCGGTGTTAGTAGATTCAATTATACAGTTTAATAAAGAAAATGGTAATAAAAATGCAGCCGAATATTTAACAAGATGGTGGAAAGAGTCTTTCTTAGAAAAGAAAAGACCAAAACTTAATACTGCAGAAAAGATATTAGATTGGTTAGTTAGATTAACTACATTAAGATATTTAGGTTTTAATCCGTTGGTCGCGGTAGGTAATATATTAGCTGGTAAATATCAAGAGTACCGTAAACGTGGTGGTAAACAATTAGTTGTTGGAGAAAAAAGATATTTTCAAGATTGGAACTATTCTCAAGAGATATTAAAAAAGCATAGAATAGTAGAATATAGCTTTAGTGATTTTGTTCATTTAGATAATAAAAAAGGAGCTTTTGGTAAGATAGAAAGATTGTCGTTTTTCTTTATGGATAAATCAGAAAATTATATACAAGGAGCTGCTTTCTTGGGAATGTTAACAGAAGAAGAATATAGCTCAGGAGAAATTACACAAGAAAGAGTTAGACAGATAAATCACAAAATATCTACATTACATGGTGAGGGATACACTGCTTTAGACGGAAGAATGTTGGGTACTTACGCTTTAGGTAGAGCTGCTTTACAATTTAAAAAATGGTATTTTACATTGGTGGGAGATAGATTCCAACAGCGTGATATAGATAGATTTGGTGAAGTTCAATCTGGTAGTTATACAACAGCTGGTGGTTATGTATCTTCTTTATGGAGTAGGTTTACTAATGGAGATATATCTATGGCTACATTTAAAGAAGAATATGACAAACTTGGAGAGGACCAACAAAAAGAAATGGGAGCTTATATAAGGGGTATAGGATTAGCTGGTGTAGTTTCTTTATTAATATTAGCTTTAGACGATGATGGTGAAGATGATATAGTTTTAAGACATTTAAAAAAGTTAAATAAAGATATTAATGTAATGACGGATGTAGACAGATTTATAAATTATACAATAATACCTACGTCTTTCGGAACAGCTCAAAATATAGGTAATACTGTAGATTACGCTATAAGTGGAGAAACTCAAAAAAGAGATTCTTATCTAGCAGAGAAAGGAACGCCAAAATGGGAAACAGAATTAAAGTACGAAGTAGCTCCATTTGGTCAAACACATAAGGAAGTTAGAAAAGTTATATATGGTGGTAGTTCTGAAAAAGAATCACCAATAATAAGATAAGTTTTATTATCTTTGTAAAATAATTTAAATTAAATAAAATGGCAAACATAGATGATTTATACAAAAAAAGTTTTGGACAGTTAGGTTCTGTATTTACAGATGCTGATGGAGCTATAACTCCCCCTACAGGTAAAGTATTTGTAGCTATCACCTTTTTAGCTGATACTACATTAGACTCTTCAGGAGGCTTAGTAGCTGACACAAATTATGGTACCTCTGAATACATAGGAACACAAGCTGCGGCTCATGACGCGGCTACAGCTACAAGAATATCTGGAACTGGTGGTGACCAAGTAGATGTAAGTAATACTTTTCCAAAAGGAGTTACAATATTTGGAAGATGGACATCGGTTAATATAGGTACACCAGGAATGTTAATCGCATATATAGGAGACTAATGTTGGGATTAGGCGGGGTTCTTTCACCTACTACTGAAAGTGGAGTTTTTAGTAGTACTTTAGCTTTAGAGTTAAATGGAGCGGACTCAGGTGTTGTTTTGCCTGATGAATTTATAGAACAGGTAAATCCAAATTCAGGAACAGTTTCTGTTTGGATAAACATGAGAGAAAACAATGCTTCTGCCAATCAAAATATATTTAGATTTGTAGATGACGATACAAACAACGGTATAACACTACAATATCATAAAGGTCACACACAATTTAGAGCTGTTTATAGATTAGGGAATGTTTACAAGGAAGCTACATACGAAGCAAATATTACACACGCACAATATATGGCTTTAGGATGGAACCATTTTGCAGTAACATGGGAAAGCGATGGAGCAGGCACAGGAGAAGTAAAAATTTATTATAATTCAGTGTTACAGGAAACAGTTTCGCAACCAAACAACTGGGGTAGCGATACGATGGATAGATGTGTAATAGGCACTAATGAAGATGTAAGCAGCGCATTTTATGATGGATACATAGACCAATTTGCTGTGTATAATCAAGTAAAAGTTTCATCAGAAATACAAGCAATGTATAACGATGGAGTTTTAGCAGACTTATCAACAAATTATTTTAGTTCTCCAACAAGAACAGATTATAAAACAAACGGGTTAATAGCGTATTATCAGTTTGAAGGTAACCTTTCAGATAGTAGTGGAAATAATTTTACAGGGACTACAGAGGGAACAGTAACTTATAACACATCACAACCATAACAAGATTAAGATATGTTAGGATTAGTAAATATGTTATCGTCATCAAAACCATCTTCTTCAGATTGGACTCCTGCAAATATATCATCTTTAATAGCTTGGTATAAATTTGATGAAGGAATATCAACATATTTTGTCGGTGGTTCAGCAAACAATCATGTAGTCACTGAATGGAGAGATAAGTCGGGAAGTAATAATCATTTAACAGATACCTCAACCCCCGCTCAAACAGCTAGTTATAATACAACGCACCCTAAACAAGACCAGACGTCAAAACGTGTAATTTTTGACCACGGTGGAGACAGTTTAAGATTAACAACATCCCTAGATTTAGGTTCATTTTCTGTAACTATGCGTATATTTCCCGATGGAACTTGGAGTGATTTTATATGGGAAGATGCTTCGGGTAATAATTTCTTAAAAATACAAACTGCCGAACAAGCTAGGGTTAAAATAGATGGTTCTAGACATGACTTTAATTTACCAGAAGAATTATCAGATGATGAAATATTTAATATAAGCTGGGAAAGAAATCAAGAAGGAGTAATACAAATATATATAGATGGTGTTGCAGGAACACAATCTGGAACGGGAGACGGAACAGAGGACATTACAGAATTACTAACTATGGAAAAAATAGGTGAACCTATGAATGCGATGGAAGTTGCTGAAATAGTAATATGTAATAACGCCTTATCATCTAGAGATAGAGATAATTTACAAACATACTTAGATAATATATAAATTAAAAACAAATAAAATGAATTGGATAAACAGTTGGTCAAAAGGAAACAAAAAACAAAAATATGAAATATCTATTAGATTAGGTAGAATAACAGTTTTAGAAATTAAAGCTTGTTTGTTTTGTGAAGCAGGTTGTACTTCAAAAAAATTTAGAATAATGGTATTGAATTTTGGATTTGAAATATAATGTCAATTTCTAATAAACAAATACACGAAGAATTAGTAAAGGTAAAAGAAGATTTACGTGATATAAAAATACGTTTATTAGACCCAGATGTAGGAACTATTTCTAAAGTTAATAAAAATACATCATTTAGAAAAAACACAACAAAAGCATTATGGTCTATATGGGCTGTAATATTAGGAATATTAGGTAAAATTATTTTTTGGAATTAAAATGGCAAAAGAATTAAACGAGGATACGAGTTTTAAAATTAGTATTAAAACACTAGGAGGCATAGCTGCGTTAATAGCTACTCTTATAGGAGGATGGTTTGCTTTACAAGCAGATATAGAAGAAGCAAAAGAACTTCCAGTACCTCCTCCGCCAGATGTAACAAGAATGGAGTTTGACATGAAGGATAAAAATATAAGGTTAACTATTGAAAACACCGCAGATGATGTAGAGGAATTAAAAGAAGACTTAGATAGAATAGAAGCTAAAATAGACGAATTAAGATAATGAATGCAAACCCAAAAACATTTACTCTTTATTTATTGATAATATTATTAGTATTATTAACAAATATATCTTTTAGTCAAATAACAGTAACACAATTTAATGCTGGCTGGAATAGTACTAATGATGTATCGTGGTTAAAAAAGTTAACTGATGTAGATAAAATAAAATATATAGACATAGCTGAAAATACTAAAGCTCAAAATAAATATGAAATAGTTGTAGTACCTACAATAGTTGTTTTTAAAGATGGAGAGGAAATGAAAAGATTTCAAGCGGATATATCATTTGCTATAAAAGCGACAAGAAAAGAGATACAAGAATATATAGATGAATTATTAATGGAAGATTTTTAATTATGGCAAAAAAAGGATTATATTACAATATTAATAAAAGAAAAAAAGCAGGTACATCACGTTCTAAAGCTAAGAGTACAATTAGTCCAGAAAGTTATGCAGAAATGAAAGCTGGGTTTGGTAAAGGAGGTAAAATAAAATTAAGACCACAACACGACTAATGAAAAAAATATTACTACTATTACTATTACCTATAATAACTTTTGCTCAAAAAGAAGTTATTATAAATATACAAACAGATTCGTATCCTAGTGAAACTAAATGGGTATTATATGATTCTGTTTATCAGGGAGATACATTACATC